GTAAACCGCACTGCCCAAGTAATTTGAGCAGTCCAACTTCGAGACGAGCCCAAATCGTGACAAGTTGAGTTCAATACTCGTCATGATCTGTGCCCGCCTGTACCACAGATTCTTAGGGAGGAACCCGAGGGTGTCGTCACCACAAATGCTTATCCGAACATAAGCCGTGGCAAACAAAATGTCCTCGGAGTCGAGATCTTCTAGCGGCTTGTTTCTTACGGCTGCCGCTACGGCCAACCCCATGGCAAAGCCACAATACAGGGCATTCATGAGGGCCGTGTCGTCTCTCCCTGAAGCAAGCATTATCTGGTGCAGCCTGAACTTCAGTTCCCCCATCGTCCCAGCGGGCACGCGCCAAGCGTCGATGATCATCTTAAAGAGGGGGCTGGTCTCCATCTCCGAGTAATAACTCTCGATGAGTTTCATACTGTGCTCGTTGTGAGTACAGTCAAACATCGAGAAGTCACACCAAAAGGCGAACACCTCCCCGTCTGCGCAGACACCGACGGTCTTGTCCAACCAGCTCTGTAGCTTCTTCGGAGTTGTTGCTCCGTAGAATAGCCAGTTGTCGTGGTTCCAGTGGGCTTTCAACCTCATCAGCTTGGGCTTGATCACGGGTCCGGCAATAATGTGGGCCTTGTCTTGCGGCGCCATGATCATCCTTGCTATGGTCTCCTCGAGCGCTTTGGAGACTGGTCCTTCGTACTCCTCGAAGGCCGCGAGGAGTTCCTGCTTGACAAAAGCAGAAAAAGTCAAGTCCTTCTCTACAAGCTGTCCGTCTTCCATGAACTGCTTGTGCGCCCGCTTCAGGGCACGTTTCCTCCTCCCTGGCATGGATGCTATCCAGTCTTCCACGTCCATCTGAGGCCCGTCGAGAGCGCCCTTCGGTAGAATGAGGTGTTTCAAATCCTCCATCTTCTTCCACGCCATTGGGCAGCTCTCGGGCTTCTTCAGGAAGGCCCGTCCAAGTAGCGCTTGCATCTTGGAGTACAGGCCTTTTCGCGTGACCATTGGGTAGCACCCAGATATCGCGATGCCGGCAAGAACACATTCTTGCTTCTGTTTCTCAAGACTGGTGTCAATCTTGAAAATGTCCTCTTTTGTCACCTCAATGTGGCCATTCTTCTTCACTCTGGCCACCCAAGGGGCGTCGGACGCGCGAATGGTTATCGCGCCGGGCGGCACCTCGACTTGCTCCCACTTCTTCTTCTTCGGCGGGAGGGTTGACGAATACATGTGCACTCGACCTGGCGGCCCGTCGGCCACCGTGCAGTTTGCCTGGATGTCTCGGCCCATCGGAGTGATGGCACCACAGGCAGCAAGGGTCTTTTCGCAATCTGTGCACACTCGGTGTTTCCATTTGTATTTGATTCCAGCGGCGGGGGGGGGCTTTCCACACGACTTGCAATGCTTTGGCCCATGTATTCCAAACACTTTGTACCCTCGTTTTCCCCGCTTGGTCTCCAACCTATGCTTAAGGGTCTGTAGTCCTTCGAGTGCCTTCTCGGGATCGACGTCATGATCTCCGTTTCTCACTTGCAATGAGTGGAATGCGGGGACCAAATCCTCCCGAACGTATTGGCGCATGACGGTCCATTCTGCCCTTCTGTGTCCATCAAAGGCGGAGAGGTCTGCCGACGGCAGCTTCTTCTGCGCATGGTAACATTCCGCAGGTAACTCCGAAATGAAACCGTGCTCTCGTAACTTACCAACTAGCTTATCCTTTAGGGTGGGGATAGTGTCGGGAAAAGCGGCGTAGGCCAATCCTGCGGTTGCAATAATAGGCCCACTCACGGTTCCAACAGCCCCCACGCCTGCCGCCACCCCTAGCATCTTCAGCAATGCCGCGCCCTTAAACAAAAGGGTCCCAGCAGCCGGCGCGCCTAGTCCGCTGAAGAGTCGCTGGAAAAATTTCCTGCTCTTAGGGACAATGGTGGCCGCCTCTTCCAGTCTATAAAACTGACAATCGCTAAAGAAACCAGCATACACCAGGACGTACGACGTGTTGCCAAAGACCATAGACGTTAGCCATTCCGGGTTGTACTGGCCGTTCGTTAAGTACTTGGCATCAAGGGGGTCGACCCCAACGGTAGCACTCACGTAGTAAAAACTACGTCTGGTGAAGCCGTATTTTGCTTGGACGGCGGGGTGTAGCTCGGTGGCCCCACAGGCGTTCTCACACGAGGCATCTGTCTGCGCAACTGCCCCATAGGGCAGAAGGCCCCCGACAGCATAGCCTCGTAAGGCATGCGTGAAGCGCGGCACGGTAACGTTTGTCTTGATGAATTCAATTTTCTCGTTTTCCGGCACGAACTCCAGCACGGGAGAAGGCGGGGGTAGAGGTGGTAGGGTCTCCTCAGGCGGGGGGGAGGGAGAATCCTGAGGGTCAGAAGGTGACCAAACCACCATTGTCCCGTCGTATGATAGGCGCCGGCCTTCCATAGGACGTGGCAACCCCGGTTGTCCCGGGATAAGTGATGGCAGGTCGCCAGAGGTCGTGTTGACAACGCTACCATTCAAATGGTATGGCCCATACGGCCCTATCATAATGCCTTGTCCTGCGACGTAGGCACGGTATGCAGCCCCAACCCCTTGGTTACGCGGGTGCCGAGGCCGAGCGATTTGTGGCGCTTCAGTAACGAGGTCAGTCGTGGTCCAATCCGGCTCTTCTTCCGGTTCCGGGTCCATGTCCCCGATACTTGCGTCAACAATGTCGAGCTCATCGGGGGTAAGGCCTAGCCAATTGACCGTTTCAACTTCTCTGCTACTGGAGGCCAGGGGGGCGGGGGCGCGTGTCACCTTAATCGTCCGCGGCACTTTCGCTGTGACGGGTTTCGCTACCGGCGTTTCCCGTGCACTCGCTAGGAACAATTTGTTCCGGTCCACGGTGTCCAGCATTGCCCGGTGCTGGTTCGGCCACATCTTCTTTGCAGAAAAGAAGTGCCCTTCGCGTCCATCGCCCTCAATGAAGATGATGATGGTGTCCACATTAGACCCTGTAAGGCTCGTGTCGTATATGGAAAAGTCCACGATCTTCGATCCCTCCAAAGTGATGTGATGCAGATCCATCCCGCGGATTTTGTCGGTTCGGAACTTTCCGTTCTTCACCGCGTTTTCCCACGTCTTGAGGGCCTTCAACATACCAACAAGGCTTACCCCCCCCGGAGGGCCTTGCTCGTTGTTCGCCAATAGCCCATTGAGCATCAGCTGTTTATAGAAATATTGGATGTGCTCCTCGAACGGCAGGCAAGTTGCGAAAGCAACAAGCGCGCAAGGAAATCCATTGGGCAGTCCGTGCCGCCGGGCCACACTTAACCAATCCAGTTGTTTAAAATACTCCATCTGGGTCAGAAGGTCTATGGCCTCGAGGGCTTGGTTTGCCTCATTCTCTCCCCGAATTCCAGAGTAGAATCGATTGAGTCCACCGTTGGAACGGTTTGCTGCGTGTCCCTTCCCCTTGGAAGGGGTAGGGACTGGCAACAGGTTGCACTGGCGCCCGGCTGGTCGTACTACTTTCGCATCAGTCATAGAGTAAATACGGCGCCCTGGCTGCATTAAAAATTTCAGGTCAAGGTTTACTGCCAGCTAATTCCCTCTTCCTGCCGCTAGAAAAGAACAGGTATTCTAAAGAGTTTGCCCCCTTTCGTTGTTTCAGGCGTTAGCCGTCATGGCACGCGTGTAGTTCTATGGGTGAGTCGAATCCTATAAGATCGTGGTGCAACACACAACCGTTGATTGAACCCAGCTGGCACCCTTTGCTAGGAGCGCCCGGGCCGCACGCGCCACCCTCCCAAAGCCGATTCAGAGGGGGATGCGGGATGGACTTGTTGGTACTAACAAAGACCTAAGAACTACACGACGTGTGATACACGATCAGGGGCGGGAGGTTTGGAGACTATACCTCGTCCGTGAGGTTTTCGGACAAATCTACCTTGCAGCGATAGCAAGAGTGAAGAAGGACAGTAATGTGTGATACATGTCTGCCTTCCCCCTCTTACCTTGTTTACACAAGTGCGTCCGGGCAATAGTCACCCCCCCCCTTGGCCTTTTGCGTCAGATGATTAGCGGTAATCATCAGACCTGCGTGGTATGCCT